GTTGCATTCGTGAATTGAATCGTATTTGAGGTGGTGTTCCCTGTATCAGTCACTTGTTGGAGGGTTTGAAGTTGGGTCAATAAATTAGAAGGTTCAATCTTTTGGAAATCATTATTCACATTATTCACGTATACCCAATTGATAGCCGATTCATCTAGAACCACTTGAGCATTTGGAACATCGTTCGCGCGACCGATACCCGTCACGAAAACACCACCATTACTCGCATGTATTTTCGTGACCACGCCGACATTCTGGATGAGATTTGGCACACCATCGGTATAAAAGGGTTTGACATTAGACAAACCACCAGGTACAGTGTTACTCACATAGACCGTTTCACCCGCGAGGAATGTATCTGTGACAACACTGAGTGCTTTACCGTATGCGACCGCAGTTCCCTGCTGACCTGGGGTCAGGGTCTGATTTGAGAGACCGATACAGGGCATGGTCGTGGCACTGTCGGACAGGGCGAGACCCACATTAAGGATGTTCGTGTTATGTGTACCCTTGACATAGACGGCATCACCCGCGTTGATGTTTACCCCGTTGAGATCGTTTCGAATCTTGATATACGTGTGTATAGGGTATTCATTCACCCAATCGGCACCATCATATATGAGTAATTGGTCAGCAAGTGGTGTGTCTAAGTTTACATTATAGAGTTGGTCGACTTTTATGTCAACATTCGACGTGAGATCAGTCGTCAAAGCCGTCGTGGGATTCGTAAATTGAATGGTATTGGATGTTGTGTTCCCATGATCGGAAACGACTTGGAGGGTCACATTGGAAAGAAGACCACCGTCACCGAAATAGGTCAAGGCTTGGATGTTGGAAGAAATATACGCGTTCCCCTCGACATGGAGTTCGGTAGATGGGGTCAAAGTCTTGATACCGACCCTATTTTCTGTAGAGTCAACATAAAGTGTATTCGTATCTACAGTAAAGTCATTCGTGACCGACCCGGAAACTGCCGTGAGCGCACCCACGTTGGAGGTTCCGTGTACATCGAGGAGGTACGCGGGAGCTTTCGTACCGAGACCCACGCGACTTGTCTCGGCATCCACGTGGAAGGTATCTGTATCCACAGTGAGGTTCGAAGACACATAGACATTACCAACCACATGAAGATTGGCGTCGGGAGTCACTGTCCCAACTCCAACGGAGTTGTACTCCGCATCCACATGGAATGTATCAGTGTCCACAGTGAGGTTCGAAGAAACGTACACATTACCCACCACATGCAGATTGGCATCGGGAGTCTTGGTCTCAATTCCAACAACGTGGTTCACCGAATCAACATGGAACGTATCATTATCAACAGTTAAGTTCGAAGACACATACACATTACCTACAACATGTAAGTTAGCATCCGGATCCTTAGTCTCAATTCCTACAGAGTGTGCAGTCGCATCCACATGGAATGTATTCTCATCTACAGTGAGATCCCCGGAAATGTATGTGTTTCCAGCCACATGAAGATTCGCATTCGGAGACTTTGTCTCAATTCCTACAGCGTGGTTCACTGCATCGACATGGAACGTGTTTTCATCTACAGTAAGATCTCCTGATGTGTACACATTACCAACCACGTGGAGTTTAGCATCAGGTACCTTGGTTCCTAGGCCAGTGGATTGTGTACTCGCTTCGCAGTGAAGCGCATCTGTAGCCACGGTAAGGTCGTCAGCTATGTAGACATTACCGACGACATGGAGTTCGGCATCGGGGCTCTTTGTTTTGATCCCAATACGCTCAGTTCCAGCTTCGACATGGAGTGTATTTGTCGCGACGGTTAAATCATCGGACACATACACATTACCAACCACGTGTAAATTAGCATCTGGGTTCACTGTCCCAAGTCCTATGGACTTGTACTCCGCATCAACATGAAGGGTATTTATCGCGACGGTCAAATCATCAGAAACATAGACATTACCAACAACGTGTAAATTGGCATCTGGGTCCTTGGTTTCAATTCCTATGGAGTGTGCAGTCGCATCTACATGGAATGTGTCATCATCAACGGTCAAATTCGAAGAAACATAGACGTTACCCACAATATGTAAATTAGCATCGGGGTCCTTGGTTTCAATTCCTACAGAGTGTGTCAATGTATCCACATGCAGAGTATTTTCATCAACGGTCAAATTACTGGAAACATAGACATTACCAACAACGTGTAAATTGGCATCCGGATCCTTAGTCTCAATTCCTACAGAGTGTGCAATCGTATCCACATGCAGAGTATCTTCATCAACGGTCAAATTGCTGGAAACATAGACATTACCAACAACGTGTAAATTGGCATCAGGTTGCTTGGTCTCAATTCCTACAGAGTGTGCAATCGTATCCACATGTAGAGTATCTTCATCAACGGTCAAGTTTGAAGACACATACACATTACCCTCTACATGAAGTTCCGCGTCAGGATCAGTTTCTTTGATTCCAACCTTGTTTCCAATTGAAAGAATATCTGTCGTGTGTGTATTTCCAGTCACGTACAGAATATTAGAACCAAATTCATCCACGAAAAGGTTTGACCCAACATCCAATGTGTGTGTTGGTGTCGCATTCAAAATACCAACATTGGACTCTGTGAGGACTCGACCGTATACTCGAACATCGAGTGTTTCATTTGTGTTTGGAACAATCACCGAACCATATGAACTACTGTCCGTGTATGCGAGTACGAGTTCATCCGATCCTTCCCGAAATCCCATGGCGACATTCGACAATGGGCGATACATGATGATACCGAGATCTGAGGAGACGTTATATTTTCCGAGTTCTATGATTGGATCTTTCACGACTGTGTTTACCGTATTCACCGTCGTGAGTGCACCATTCACAGTCATGTTCCCATCCACCACTAAATTATCTTGAACGTATGTGTTTCCTAACACAGTGAGAAGGTTTGAACCTTCAATGTCTATATTAAATGTCGAACCTACATCGAGTGTGTGAATGGGGGATCCATTAGCTACACCAACATTGGAGAGAGTCGTGACAGAAGTAATCGCGTTATTGAACGAGACTGTATTTGCGGTAACATTACCGTTAATCACAGCGGCTTCGAGTGAGAAATTGAGAATATCTTCAGCAATAGCGGCAGAATCCATCACTTCTTTGGTCACTTGGTTATACGCCAAAACAGTGATGTTCCTATCTGTGAGATCTGTACGTATACGCAAGGGTGTCATGTACACAGAATTTCCGAAGGGTATCTCGAGTTGTTCATCACTCGCGTTGAACACAATCGTATTTTCCGCCTGGTCCTCGGTACAGTTTTTACCGAACCTAATCTTGGTGGAACGTTCCACTGTCGGCAAGTTCTTGACCATTTAATATAGAATGTCATTTTAATTCGCATAGAGAAGACCCGCCATACCATTCTCAATGCGCAAGATATTATAGTTCACCGCGTATATCGGATCGTTGATAGGTAAGTCTTCACTCATGATCTTCGCTGAAGAAAGACGACTGAAATTAAGAGTCCCTGTAGGTTGAAGAGAACTCGTCGAAAGACAGAACGGATACAGGAAGAAATCGGGAGATGTTACAAAGTTTGTGTGATAATAACTGGCGACGTCTATAAAATGTGGTTTACCCCATTTATAGTTACTTACATCGAGACCATTTATGTTTAATTTAACTTTGTTTGTGGGGGATGTGAGAGCACCATCTGTTGTCGTATCTGAGGATGCGAGATACTTCACTGGGTGGTTAAATGTGAGTTCTTGAACTATAGAGTTCGAGGGGATGTTTTTCTGTACTTGGGTAATTAAGAGATCGTGCTTACGAGAGGCGATGTTTCCACGCTCTTCGTTATCGAGGTAATAGTAATTGGTGAAACATTCAACATTGTAATTAGAGACTGCATTCGCCCAATGGATCCTGATTTCGACATTATGATAGTTTAGGGCTACGAGTGGTAAAGCACATTGAGGCCCCTCACAAAAGAAAAAGCGAAGAGGGTAGAAATACGATCGAGCGCTCACACCCGGGTGTGTACCATTCGCACTTCTAGATACGTTTTGGGCGAATGTATCGATGGCAATCTTCTCTGTAAAGGTTGAATCTTGTGTGTCAACCACAAATCCGCCTATCAGAAGCTCTACTTTATCGATGATGGACCCCCAATTGGATGTATCGAGAGCCTTTGTGGTATCGTCGATTGTAAAATAGGTATAGCCTAGAAGGTCGCCAGATCGTTCGAATTGAACACTGGACATAGAATTGTTTTTCACTGCTCCATGGATGGTTTGTTTTTCAATGGACTGTGAAAAATTAGCATGTCGCTTGAATGTTGAACTGAAGAAAGATATTTCAGGATTACCTGTGATGTACATATCCTGGGCACCTATAGCAATCAATTGAACAACACCTGCAGACATGGTATACTACTTTAACGGGAGAAAAATTACATATTACCTTTCATACACATAAATCGGAGGACTAAAATATTTTTATCCGAGGCGGTCGCACGGGTGATCGTATTACCATCTTGGTTACGAATTGTAACGGTGAATCGATCTAAACGGCGAATGGGGTCTATGTACTGAGTGAAAATAGGATACTCATCTTTAAATTTGACCACAGCAGAGGCATCGGAGACGATACTGGCAAATGAACCTCTAAGAACGCTCATAGAAGCCTGACCAGTGAGTACATTAGAGGCGCGATCAGAAAAAATAGAATCGAGTTCATCTATCGAGACATAACAATGTTCCGTAGCGGTGGTTGTCCGAATACGAGCACCCAATAATTTAGCCTGAACAACATTTTTCAGTGGTTGTTGAAGGTAACATGTGAAGGTGTTCGCACTACTTTGACCAATCGAATCAATCGTGATGGTGTGATATTCATAGTTGAGATCTGGGGTCGCCATTTATAGTTAGCTTAGATTAAAGATCCACCAATTCCATCCTCGATGGCATACCCAGCGTGTTCACCGACAAGCTGTTGGGCACCGCAAACACCTCCGGGGGTGAGACCGGTGGTGTAAGCACTACCCTCCTTACCCTGACCAGGGGCACATTCAATCTTGTTCTCAAGATCAAACATGGACTTTTCATTCACAGTCTTGATAATAATAGGCATGGGCTGGTAGTTGCTGATATTCTTGTTGGCACTCAGGGCAAAAATGATCACCAATAAAATGGCGATGGACATGAGAGCGTTGCGGTTCTGCTGGTTAAGCTTAAACATTTATAATAGACCAATATATTTTTTCTAAACTGCGTTAAAGGTATTTTTTTAGTTTCCATATAGAGAGTAGATGGACGAAGAAATTGTAATCGATCGAGGATCCCCAAATGTGATGAAACTAGATGCAGATGAACAGGCCCTGATGGATGAGATTGAAATATCGGCTCCTCGTCCTCAGCGTGTTCCACGACCCACGAACCATATGTCCAGACCCGCACCCCAGATGCATCAAGAAGCGATGGATGCTTTCGCAAACCCCAATAAGCAGAATGCTCCTCCCCCACCAGGTGATGACGAGGAGATTGACTATGGTGAGGATGAACCAACCTTTTTTGATGATGACATGAATATGGGTTCTGGTCAACAGGATGAGCAACCTTCAAAGGGTTACGGTTCTATAGATGAAGAGAAGGCTGATTTGATTAACAAACTCGGTCGGTTAGAGAAGAAGGGTTTTGCTGTGAATAAGCGCCTGAATGCCTATTCGAATGTTGATGAACTTCGTTCTGAAGTGAAGAGGATTACGTACAGTATAGATGTTGAGCAGTCTGTCCGTTTTTCTAGGCGAATGCTCGTAGCGTGTGTGACTGGCCTGGAGTTCCTTAACAAGCGGTACAACCCATTTGAGATTCAGTTAGAGGGTTGGTCCGAGTCCGTGATGGAAAATGTGGATGACTATGATGGTGTCTTTGAAGAACTCTATGTGAAGTACCGATCCAAGGTGAATATCGCTCCAGAGGTCAAGCTGATTATGATGCTCGGTGGATCCGCTATGATGTTCCATCTGACCAATTCTATGTTCAAATCGGTTATGCCCAACATGAACGATGTCATGAAGCAAAACCCAGATCTCATCAAGAGTATGATGAGCGCTGTTCAGAACACCACACGGAATACCGATGGCCCAGCGGTCGATGCACCCGTCGGTGGCACTGGTCAGTACGAGATGAAGGGTCCCGGACTTGATATTTCCAGCCTCATGGGTGGGATTTCTATGCCACCCCCACCTCCTATGAACACCAACATGGGAACAGCTGGTACCATTCAAGAAGAGGATGAGGATGATGTTTCCGATATCATCTCCGTTTCGGGTGACTCGACGGGTGGTGAGGTTCGACAGGTAAATGTCAACTCTTCTAAACCCAAAAGGACGAGACGAAAGAAGAAGACTGAAATTAATCTCTAAATATATATAAATGATAGCATACTGTCCACTGGAGGAATTGAATCCTCCAGTCAAACAGCAAAAGCCAGTCGTGGAACTCGAAGTCGAGGAAGATAAACCAACGATTGGTCGTGAAGAAACTGAACTCAATTATGTCGTCATGGCTTTCATTGTCGGCGTGATTGCTCTAGCCGTCTCTGATTCCATCAGGGCATAATTACTTTTTATCTACCGCAGGGTTTTCCCTTGTAGTAAATTTAATATGTGTACTCGAAACCTGAACCACCCAGATTCGTGTTACCACCACCTCCGTTATCTAAGGTCACACTGGGACTGTTACCTATGTTATGTGTAAAGTGTTTTACTCCACCACCAACCCCAGATACAACTTCCACGAAAATATCATATGTGTAGTTTCTACCAGTTTGGCCGGTCGACACACCACTCGGATAAAATTTCCCGTCAGCTATGTTTGGTGCGATCTGTACTGAGCGTTTCCCTGTCACCACAGTGGGACTCCATGGATACAAGTTCAGACCACTGAACATATTTTTAGTACCTATGGCTATGTCAACACTCGGGGCTGTTCCGTCGTGAGTACCACCTTGGACTTCAAGTATCATGGTACTTACGTTGTCGACATCACTCGTCTCTCTCAATTGAGCGACAATCTTAGCGTAAAATGTTTGGGGTTGGAATGTTATTTGTACATCTTGACCCTCAGTCGTCGCGATTGAAAAGGTTTTAGAATATCTCTTACATGCGACTTCATTCGAACCCGAGATAAAGCCACCACCGACATGAAGGGCCGTGTTCGCGGTTGCCTCACCGAGATCGACGGCGACTTGGTTACCCAGATCGATCTTACCATCGATTGAGAGATCACCAGTGATTTCCAAGTTACTGTTTATGATCATCTCATTCGAATATGGGTCGATATACACGTTACCTGAAACGTCACCGTAAATATTGGAGATACCACTAGTTGTCTTAAATTCTAACACAGCATTGCTTGTTGGGTGTTCGATGCGAGTCGTACCACCGTATACTGTAAAGTGTTCACTCGGGTTTACAGTCCCGATACCCACATTACCAGAATCAATTATATGAATACCATCAACTTCAACGCTATTTTTGACCGCACCTAAGACTGTGCCATGTATTGAGTGCTGTGTATTACTGAAACCTCTCACATAACCTCCATAGTTATCGTTTGTGTTCAAAGAAATGCCAGTCTTTTTGTTTGTGCCAGGACTCTCAAGCTTGAGCATATCCAGGTCTGTTGTGACACCCGAGTAGATGTGCACATTTGTGTCGGGTGAATTTGTACCGAAACCTACGAGACCTTCATTTGTAAATCGTGCATATTCGGTACTGGTACCAGACACCTTTTGTCGGAAAACTAAAGGTGCATTTCCAATAGATTCTATTAAATTTACTGGACCAACC